AGCAGGTATCGGATCAGGTGCAAACCCTGTAAGCGGAGGAGTACCGTTCAAACTCAGGCTGAGGAGCCGGCTTACCGCCAAAACCTTTCTCCCTTTGTCATGAGGGCCGCCAGCTCGGAGACTGGCGTTGGCCCCAAGACACCTGCGGACGGCGAGAGCCAACCCGCCGCCGCAACTGCCCTGAACCGTCCCGCCTTGGAAAAGGTGAGCGAATCTCTTAGGACCAAAACTCGCATCTGTACCCCGTACTCGCCCCTGAGCACCTTCCGCCTTCGTAGCGGATCTCGTGCTGGGCCACGGGTAGAGCAGAAGCGGTTCGGATCAGGACACCGCAGCTTCGCTGAAGCAGAGGATGCTTTGCGCACGCGCTCGATTGAGTATGTGTGCGAGCAGGACGCCCTCCGCCCCCGCCGGCTGCGAAGCATGCCCGCAGTGATGCGGGGTGCCTACAAGACCTTCCCTCGTACTGTTCGACCTATTCTGAAGTACCTGGGGATTGCGGTGCCTGACGCCCTCGCGGAGATCTTTGATCCGACGGGGGTTGACGCATCCAAACTGGTCTCGCGGTCTCAGCTCCGCTCCCATGAGAAAGATCGGTCCCTTTGGGTCGACGCCCTCATTCGGGAGCATACTGTAAATCACAACGGAGCTACGACCCCACATGTGCTTTTAGATGAGGCCTGCACGGGTAAAACCGTGTCGACCGACACGAAAACACGTTTCCAACAAGCAGCCAGGGCATTCAAGCCCCCGACTGAGGCAGCCATCCGCGCGGTGATGCCCCAGCCAGGGAAGAGCGAGAGTACCCATCCGTTTCTGGCTGCCGGCCGCTACCTCACGGTGGCTGCCCTTCGTGCCGTCGCGAGCAAGACGGGGGCGTTGCAGTACGACCCCTGCATTTCGTCAAACTCGCGCGACAAAGGAGCCTGCGGCGATCGGCCGGTCCACACCCTGAAGGACCTTGGCCACGCCGCTGCGCCGCTCACCGCTGAGGCGGCAGCGGCTGTAGTTCCCGGCACGAAGACCGTTCACACTCTGATTGACTGCCTGGCTTATGATAATTCATTGGCAGCCCACTCGGGTAACGACATGATCGTCTGGACTTCTTATTATCCCGAACTCGCAGGGGAGACTTGCGAGAGTGTCTACTACGCCGACTCGGCTTCGACTTTTGTCGAGGTCATCGGTAAATACAAGGCCACAGCGATTTACAAGAAGCAGTATCAATGGGATTTCACCCCCAGCGACGTCGTTTACATCGAGAATGAGAATCGGAGCGCTTTTACGGTTTACAACGTTATCCGGCACCCCCAGCCGGATCTACTGAAGCAGGTCGTGTTCCTCTGCGCCATGCAGACAGTCAATTTGCCGTACGCTGTTGTCAATCAGCTCGTTCGGTGGACAAAGAAACACGACCTGGATGCGGTCGGCATCGAGACACCTCGATTGTGCTCGAATGTCGTCATGGTACCGCGCGACCCACTGAAACCGTGGACCCAAGACATCTTAGTCATGGCCAACGGGACACCTGGGTCGCCCACCGTTTCGATCAAATACGTTAATGCCATATCACCCAAATCGTGCGCCCAAATGACTACCACCGTCTATGACTTTCTCAAGTATCTTAATTCCGGTGGTGGCCGTGGGCTTACTGTGCACGAGGCCATTAAACGTCTCGAGCTCTTCGCCGTAGCTGGCGATGGGGTCGACACGCCTGGCTCAGCAGCATACTGCGAACTGCTGCGAACGGTGGCATGGTGGGGCGAGTTGCCAAATGTCGTTTACTACGGCACCAAAGCAGCAGAAGCCCCAGTCGAAATGGAGTCCGCCAAGGCTGTAATCGCCGCCCCCAAAATCACAACTGATGGTACGAATCCGGGCGTTCTCGCGCGCACGGATGGGGCGATGAAAGCTTTCGTGGACGAAAAGATGGTCGGATGCCGCAATGACACGGTGCCGACCAAGGACTGGGTTCGGATTTCGGACCTCATCGTTAATCGGTGGCTGGAGTGCCTTTCCAAGGAGACCGGTGTCGCTAAGGCGAGCATCAAACTGGTCGACCGGGAGGAAATTCTCCAGTCTCGCACCCGGGCCGTTCAACGTGCCCGTCAGGTCACCGATGGGATGGGACCATCGAAGCCCGAGCTCGGGCGTGTGGAGAACAAGGTCGAGGCGGCGCATAAAACAAGTGCCTGTCCTCGCGGGGTGCAAAACCCCGACCCCGACATTTCAGTAGAGTCGGGCATCCTTGGTAAGTCTCTTGAGCTGGTCATGAAATTGACTCGTTGGTATAATCCGGGTTCTAAACCAGAGGACATTGCGGATTCCGTTGTTACGGCCTACGAAACCAGCCACGAGCATGAACTCCACCATCAAGGCGGTGGCGTCCGCAGCGTTGATTATACAGCTGCTGACGAAAAACACTGCAAGCATTCCAACCGGATTTTGAGGCGTTTCATCGAGCATTTCTTTCACAAGAGCGATGTAACGGAGGCACTACGTATTTACGATAGTTGCTTCGACATGCCTCTCCAGGTTGGTGCAAAAGTCATGTCCTCGGGGTGGAAGAACGCTAGTGGTACCGGCATCACTACCGTCCTGAACACCAGCGTTTTCTCAGAGCGCGAACTCGAGACAACCACCATTGCGATGGTCTTCAAATCTATGGAGGCCGCGGGGGAGCTGGTTCGTGGGGAGTACATCACTTCGGAGGAGGGCGCAGCCCTTCCTTTTCCGGAGATCACCCACGACATTTTCCTCCGACACCTTCGCAAAATTCAAGATACGTGGGAGCTTTACAAGATTGGCGGCGATTTTCCTAAGAAGTCGTTCGCCATCGACTTAGCGTATCGGTGGATTGGCCCGAAATTTGGGGACGATGGACTCGATCCTGCAACACCTTATGTGGATGACAGGACTTGGGAGCGCGCTATGCTTTACGTGGATCGGATGGATGGCTTCGTTAGGAAGCTCGAGACCACGTCGGCTGTTAAGGAGGAGCGGGTAGAATATCTTAGTCGGATCTACCCCTGTCCCCTGCGCACAAATGCCTCTTACTGTAAAGTTGAAAAGGCCTTAGACAAACTCCACTTAGCCGTCAACCGTAATCACGAGCGTTATATTCTCAAGCTCCGTGGCTACTGGACGACTGACCGTAACACCCCGATTGTTGGCGCGTTTCTTACCGCCGTTGGGAGGATGTACGGTGTGGAGCTTTCCCTTATAGGAGACGAAGCGGAGCTGATGGTGCTTTACGAGACGGATCGTGATTTGTACTGGAAGATCTCTGCGGGCCCCTTTCCTTGGGATGAAAATTCTGGTGATGAGCACTACGCGAGCGTTGCCGCCGACTATGATATGACGTCAGGCGAATTACG